TGATCAGTACCAGATAGAGGTTTATTTTTATTAAATTCACATGGGGTTAGTTATACCAAAAATGAATGGTTGGCTATCAGATTACATGATGGATTATATGATGAAGCGAATAAACCATATCTTTTATCTTGGGCTCCAGAAACTAAAGTTAGAACAGCATTAGTACATATAATACATCAGGCTGATTTTTTAGCTGCTAAGGTAGAGTTTGAACGTGAATGGTTTCCTAAATTTAAAAGTAACTTGGCTAGTACAGGAAAAGGTAGTACATTAACTAATAATCAATCAACTAAAAAGGCTCCAATCAAAACAAAGGCATTAGGTAACATTCAAAGTGAAGGCCTAAAGAATGTAATGGATGGATTTTTTAATTAACTAATAATTAAACTTAAAGGTTGTGATTAATTTCACGACCTTTTTTTATTTAAAACTATGATAACAATTATTATTTTATCAATTATAGTATTAGTACTAGGATTTACTAGTTACAATTTACTTAAAAAAAACGAAAAGTGCGAGGACATAATTAAATCATATGAAGAATACATGATTAATTTATCTGCAACAATTGAATCATCAGATAAAAAACTAAAAGAAATTGATTCTAAAGGTACATTTGAAGGTGATGATGAAGTAGGTTACTTTTTTAAACAACTAATATTCTTGCAAGAACAATTAAACATCTTCAAAGTTAAATAAAAATATGTCTAAGAACTATTTCACCCAGGAAACTGAAGATGCTATTATAGCATATAATTCTAGTACTGACTTTGAAGAAAGAAGTAGAATATATGAAACTAAAATTCATTATGCTTTTTTTAAATTAACTCAAAATATTATTCACACATTTAAATTTTACTACACTGAAGTAAATAATATTGAAGATTTACAACATGAAGTAATTACATTTCTTTTATCTAAAATACATAAATTTGATCCAACCAGAGGAGCAAAAGCCTATTCATATTTTGGAACTATTGTCAAACGATGGTTAATTTTATATAATGAAACTAACTATAAAAAGCGCGTTAAATCAACTCCAATTTCAACAATTGAAGAAGATGGTAACCACTCTTATATTACTGATGAAAACAATACATCAGTTAATAAATTATCTCAAAATGATAAATTATCGTTATTCATAGATTTATATGTTGAATATTGTACATTAAATATTTATAATTTATTCCCAAAAGAAACAGATGCTAAAATAGCCGATGCCGTTCTTGAGCTATTCAGAAAGCGAGAAAATTTAGATGTATTTAATAAAAAGGCACTATACATATATATTAGAGAGATGATAGATGTAAAAACACCTAAAATTACTAAAATAGCGGATAAATTATATGATACATATAAAAAAGGTTACATATTTTATATAGAAAACGGATATATAAAATTTTAATAGTTCATATTTATAATAAATAAATACTAATAAAATTATGAGTAGTTTAGATTCCGACATATTTGGTGATAAAAAACTTAAGGATCTTTTTCAAGAGATATATAATAATCAAAAGAAAAAAGAAAAACAAATATCTTCATTAATTGATGAATTAAAACCAATGATCGAAAGTATTGGTGACGCTACATTAATTGTACCATTACTTAAAGAATATTTAGAAATAGGTGTTAAAAATGATGAGCAATTAATTAAAATGGCTACTATTATTCAACGTTGTTTAACTACTAATAATAGCGGAACAGGTGAGGATGGTTTTACTATTTCGGATGCTGAAAAAGAGCAACTATTGAAAGATATAAATAAAATAAACGAGAATAAGTAAAAATGGGCGGCTATGGTTTTAGTAGTTTAAATAAAAATTTAAATTCAAAAAATAATAATACTAATTTACTTGAGGTATCAAGTTTAAGTAGTCTAATCACAGCAGTTAGAGTTATATATATATTACTGGATGATAGTGATCCTATAAAATTTAAAAAATATGGTGGGTGGAATGGGTTAGGTACTATAGAATATGAATTAGTAACTTCTCCTGGAACTACTTCAAACGCTTTTCCTCTTTATTCAAATTTAAAAAATTACCCATTAATAAATGAGATAGTATATACTATTTCTTTTCCTTCTAATTTAATAGGAAAAGCTAATGTTAGTGAAAGAAAATATTATCTAAATACTATAAATTTATGGAATCATCCACATCATAATGCCTACCCATCTATAGCTAATGAACCTGATCCTCCACAACAAAAGGATTATATTCAAACTCAATTAGGTAGTGCTAAAATAATTACTGATGAGAATAAACAAATATCTTTAGGTAAAACATTTAAAGAAAGATCTAATATACATCCTTTATTACCTTTTGAAGGTGATGTTATACAAGAAGGTAGATGGGGTAATTCAATACGTTTAGGTAGTACAGTTCAATACACTCCAAACAATTGGTCCACATCCGGAACTAATGGAGATCCTATTACTATTTTTAGAAATGGACAAGGAGAACAAACAGATGAAGGATGGATTCCAATTACTGAAGATATTAATAACGATGAATCTTCTATTTATTTAACAAGTACTCAAATTATACCTTTAAAGGCGTCTAGCACTAATTATGTAAGTTATGAAGGTTCGGGTTATGAAGCTCCTTCTGCACCAGATAAATTTAATAGTAAACAAATAATATTATCTTCTGGAAGATTAGTATTTAATTCTAGTAATGATAACATATTATTAAGTTCTGCTAAATCAATTGATTTAAATTCAAAAGCATCAGTTAACATAACTGCAGATAAATTTATAGTTCAATCTAATAATACCTATTTAGGTAATATAAAATTAGCAACAGAGCCACTAATGTTAGGTAAAAAAACAACAGATGTATTACGAGATTTAATTAATAAACTTACCCCATTAGTCACAGCACTTCAATCAATTCAAACCGCTCCTACTGTACCAGGCGCCCCAGTTGTATTTTTAAATTTAATAGAACCAACAACTAATTTATTAATTGTATTAAATTCTTTAAGTAATGAATTAGGAGCTTCTTCAGCAAATTGTACTTTAATTTCTAAAAATAACTTTACAGTATAAAAATGGCCGGCGAAACTAAAGAAGAAATATTAAAAAGTGAAAAAGCTAGATCTAATAGATTTGCTATTGGTAATCCTGAAGTAGATCTTACAGCAGCTGTAAAATTAAATAAAGACCCATATCTAATTCCCGATGGAATAAATACTGCAGGTTGGAGTTATTTTCAACGATATTTACAAAAATTATATAAAGATAATCCTGAAAAATTACAAGAATTAAATACTAATGAAGGATTTTTAGTTAGTCAACAGATAATAAATGATTTTAACCAAAACTATATTATTAATGTAGGTGATAGTTATGATATATGGAAAGTTCTTCAAAATGGAAAAATAGAGCGTGTAACAATAAATAGACCAACTGTTACATCTTTTAGATTTTTAGATAGATTTCCAAATGGTTTAATAGATATAGCTACTGTTAAGGCAGCTCAAAATTACCATTTAATAACAAGTTTTTCAGGAGTAAATAGAGTATTAGTAGATGGGTGGGTAGGTAGTCAAACATCTCAATTAGTATATCCTGGAAGATACCTCACATATCTAGAATACTCAGAAGAAGAAGACATAAATGGTAAACCTCTAGGTATACTTACCAAAGATGGTATAGTATCATCTAGACCAAAATATAAATCCGGTTTAATCCCAGCAATTTGGGGTAATAGAAGATTTGTAGTAGATGCTAGGGTTGTAGATCAATATATTAATAATGTAGAAACTGGTGTCATTGCCAGACCTATCCCAGAAAAAATAGGAGACTCAGGAACAGGAGTAATTCCATTTGAATATTTTATTCCCTATGAACCTTCATTACATGATGCTACTTTACAGTTTAAAGATCAAGTAAAATTCCCAGGCGCTACTACTCCAGGTAGTTGGGACACAATAGGACAAGAAACCATAGTATATAAAGATCCTACAAAAATAAATGCTTTTATAAAAGAACAACAATTAAAAGATAAAAAACTTAGATATGTTTCAGATGTTAAACAAACTATTACATCATCTAAAGAAGATATTGCAAAACAAAAAGCCCTTAAAAAACAAGCTTATCAAGATTCACTAACCAGAAGTAAAGAATTAGCTAAATTATACGCAAAATAAATGGCTATACAAGATAAAATACCTGTATTATTAGCAAATAAAACTCAAGAATTAGTTGAGTTTGTAGTACCTGCTATAGTAAATTTAGCATTCCAAATTGGTATGGAAAAGTTAGATGATACAACAGGTGAAATTGTATTACCTGAACTTTGTATCCCTGCAGTTGAATTACAAAAAGTATTAAATATAAGAAATAATATAGTAAGTAAATTAAACTCAGCTTCAAAATCAATAGAAGCATTACAAAAACCACTTAATGCTTTAAACACAACTGTAAACATTTCAGACAAATCACTTAAAGCTCTAAATATAGCAATATTAGCTGCTGAAATAGCAATTCCATTACTACCCACTTCTGTACCAGGAACACCTAACCCCGCAGGTATAGCATTAACCACTTTAACTAAAATAAAAGATTTTAAAACACCAATAACTTATAAAATAAATATAGTAAAAAATGGTATTAATTCTATAACAACCACATTAGATTATGTTAATTCAATTTTAAGTCAAATTATAACTTTATTAAATTCAATAGATGCATATTTATTAAAATGTGGTGGTGCTACCACAGATTTAACAAACTCAAACGCAAATATAAATGTAAACGCAAATGTAAACACAAATATAAACACAAATGTAAACGCAAATACAAACGCAAATGCAAACGCAAATGCAAACGCAGATGAAAATAAAAAGTTAACACCATTATCACCATATTTGCTTAATGTTGAACAAAATGCTAATAAGGTAAAAATAGATCCAAATAAAAATGAAATATATCAAGGCTTTTTATTTGAAATTGTTGAAGAACCATTCTCTCCTACTGTAAATAAAAGAAGAGCGGTGGCCAAGAATAATAATGGTATTATATTGTTACAAACACCTTCGTCATTTACTACTGATACTCAAGTATTATTCACAGAACTTAAACTAATAATTGATAAAAATAATTTAAAAGCTAATTAATTTAATATTTATAACAAATGAAACAAAACGAATTAAAAGATTTAATTAAAATTGCCGTAAAAGAAGCAATCCAAGAAGAATTAAAAGATATTCTTTTGGAAGCAATTAAATCAAACAAACAACCAATAAACGAATCTTACCAAGTAGGCGCAGATAGAACATTAAGATTTAATAGTTCAAACGTTCCTACACAACCTTTAATTACAGCTGTTAACCCAAAACAATCATACATGGATATAATAGCTGAAATGTCAAAACCAACTCCGTCAGGATTTGAAGGTGATTTTAAAGTATCAGGTGAAATTAATACAATGTCTGAAGGTAGCGCATTACCTGGTGGACAACTTGGTTTAGATCAAATAATGAATTTAATTAAAAAATAATGGCATTCGGAGCAAAAAAAATATTTCCAATTGATACTAAGCCCGGAACGGCTGTAGGAGTATCTATTCCTTTTAATGCTCCAAATGTATTTTTTCAAACATATACTACTCAAGATGCTATACGAAATAATTTATTAAATTTCTTTTTAACAAATCAAACAGAAAGATATTTAAATAATCAATTTGGAGCAAATTTAAGAGCATTTATATTTGAACAAATATCTTCAGATAATATAACCTCTTTAAAAGAAAATATTCAATTATTAATAAGTAAATATTTTAATAATGTAAAAGTAGAAAAATTAGATGTGTTAGAATATCCCGACAATAATGAAATAAATGTTAAATTAACATATAGTATAATCAACACTGGTGTAACAGATCAAGTTCAAATATCATTCACATAATGGCTGTAAATAAAAATATAAAATACATAAATAAAGATTTTAATGAGTTTAGGACTAATTTAATTGACTACTCTAAAACTTATTTTCCTACAACATATAATGATTTTAGCCCAGCATCACCAGGAATGATGTTTATGGAAATGGCAGCGTATGTAGGTGACGTTTTATCATTTTATTTAGATAATCAAGTACAAGAAAACTATTTACAATTTGCTCGTCAATCAAATAACTTATTTGAATTAGCATATATGTTTGGTTATAAACCAAATGTAACAGGAATAGCAGTTACTAACATAGATTTTTACCAAAAAGTACCATCTAAAATGTCTGGTTCAACATATATTCCTGATTTTGATTATACATTACTTATTAACGGAAATGCTACTGTAACTTCAACAAGTGGGGTTTCATTCCTAATTGCTGACCCAGTAGATTTTTCAGTATCAAGTTCAGGAGATCCTACCGAAATTTCTGTATATGAAGTTTCAGGAGGAAACCCAACATATTATCTATTAAAGAAAACACGTAAATCTATATCATCTACAATTAATACAAAAACATTTTCATTTAACTCACCTGTTAAATTTTCAACAGTTGAAATAAATGCTACAAATATAGTAGGTATTTTAGATTGTATTGATAATGAAGGAAATACATGGTATGAAGTAGATTATTTAGGACAAGAAATGGTATTTGATTCAATTAAAAATACAAACACTAACGATCCAAATTTATCTCAATATAATGGGGATACCCCATATTTATTAAAGTTGAAGAAAATACAACGTAGATTTGCTTCTCGCTTTAAAAACTCAAATACATTACAAATTCAATTTGGGTCAGGTACTACATCAGATTCTGATGAAATAATTATTCCAAACCCAGATAATATAGGTATTGGTCTACCATTTGAACAAACAAAATTAACAACAGCATATGCTCCATCAAATTTTTTATTTACAGATACTTATGGGATTGCCCCTTCAAATACTACTTTAACATTTAGATATTTAACAGGGGGAGGAGTATCAGCAAATGTAAATGCTAATAGTTTAACTAAATTAAATGGTACAACTACTTTTTTAAATGCAAATTTAAATACTACAACAGCAAATAACATATTTGCTTCATTAGCTGTTACTAACCCACAAGCAGCAAGTGGAGGAGGAGATGGAGATACAATTGAAGAAATTAGACAAAATTCATCTGCTAATTTTGCTAGTCAATTACGTAATGTAACTCAAGATGACTATTTAGTAAGAGCATTAAGTATGCCTGCTAAGTATGGTAATATAGCTAAAGCATATATTGAACCAACTAAAGCACAAAGTATACAAGCTGGCGAAGCAGCTGGTATATTAGATTTATATATTTTAACAAATGATGTTAATGGTAAATTAAATACAGCGTCCTCAGGTTTAAAACAAAATCTGATTACTTATCTTTCTTTATATAGAATGATAAATGATGCTATTAATATTAAAGACGGCTTTATAATTAATATAGGAGTTAATTTTGATATTATTATTCTTCCAAATTACAATAGTAATGAAGTTTTAACAAAATGTATTACAGCATTGCAAGGATATTTTGCAATTAATAATTGGCAAATAAACCAACCAATTGTACTAAGAGAACTTTATATTCTTTTAGATAAAATAGAAGGAGTACAAACAGTAAAAACGATAAATATTTCAAATTTAACTGGAACAAATTTAGGATACTCAGCGTTTGCATATAATATTTCTGGTGCAACTAAAAATAACGTAGTTTACCCATCGATAGATCCTATGATTTTCGAAGTGAAATATCCTTCTACAGACATTCAAGGTAGAGTAGTATCATTATAAAAATAAAATAAACAATGGCCACATATAAAATCTTCCCAACCAAAGATACAACTTTATATTCTATATATCCAGAAATGAATACAGGATTAGATGAAATATTAGAAGCATCTTTAGAAGTAGGAAATTTAGGAACACCTTCCCCTCAAGCAAGTCGTTTTCTAATTCAATTTGACTCAAATGAAATAACAGATGTTATTAATAATAAAATATCAGGTTCACAATGGGAATCTAATTTAAAATGCTTAGTAGCTAATGTTACTGCTTTAAATACAGATACAACTATAAATGCATTTGCTGTTTCTCAATCTTGGGATATGGGCACAGGTAGATTTGCAAATGTCCCTGAAACACAAAACGGCGCTAGTTGGATATGGAAAAATTATCAAGGAGGAACCAAATGGACTACTAGTTCATTCTCAGCAGGATCAACAGGATCTTATTCTTCCTCAGTTTCACCTGGAGGAGGAACTTGGTATACAGCTTTATCTTCATCTACTACATTCGGATATTACACAGATAAAGATATTATTCTTAATACTACACCAATTGTAACTCAATGGTATACTGGTTCTATTCCTAATGATGGATTTATTGTAAAGCAAAAAGATGAATTTATGGATAATGAAAATACTCAACCAAAAATGAAGTATTTTTCAATTGACACCCATACCATTTATCCTCCAAGTTTAGAATTTAAATGGGTAGATGCTACATTTAATACTGGATCTTCTACATTACCAACAATTCGTAAAACACCACTTGTAGTAACTATAGGTGATAACCCAGGATATTTCTACTCAGGAAGTATAAATCAATTTAGAGTATATTCAAGACCGGAATACCCAGATAGAATATTCGCTACAGCTTCATATTATACTCAAAACTTTTATTTACCAACATCTTCTTATTATGCTATAAAAGATTTAGATACTAATGAATATGTAGTAGAATTTGATAAAACATATACCCAATTAAGTATGGATACTACAAGTAGCTTATTTACATTATATATGGCTGGATTACAACCAGAAAGATATTATAAAATATTAATCCAAACCACAGTAGATGGAAGTACATTAGTATTAGATAATGATTATTACTTTAAAATAATTAATGGATAATGGAAACTGTAAATTTAAATAAAAGAACTTATGCTAAAAGTCAATATCAAAAAGTTATAGTC